GTGTTCTTTCTCTACCCAATCGGGAATATTAGATTCGATAACGCCGTAGAAAATAGGATAATTTATACCATACTTGACATTGCGGATTCTGACCGGAGTTAATGGCTTGAAATAGGGATAGAGAGGACTAGCGGAATTATACCGCCAATAATTACCGGACTGATTATTGATTTCCATTTCAGCGGTTCCGGCCTCGATGCGGTTTAGACCATGCATCCGGCCCCGCTTGACTTTCAATCCTCGTCCATCGGGGTGTAACCCGTCTGAGGATAACTCCGTCCACGTTGCAGTAGCGGGGTCAACAAATATAGACTGATTCAACGCTATTTCAAAGTACACGCCGTCTGGCATGACATAGGTGATTTCGAGATAAGGCAGATTAGTTGATCCGTCAAATTGGAGATACTCAGCGACTGAGGGTGCCGTGTTGTTAATATCGTTTTGCGAGCGCAGGCAGAATTTAGTATCGCCTGTGGTATTGATAAGTCCAGGTGAAAGTGAAATAGGATAGTAACCTGTACCGGTTATCGTTGAACTGGCTAACGATCCTAATACAGTTGTGGAGTATTCTGCCTTGTTAAAATCCATCGCCAGTACGGGATTATTTGGGAAAGTAGGCATACCGGACAATACGCACGTTGTCGAAGTTCCTAAAACGCCCGATGAATAAAGTTTTAAGCTCACCGTAGAAATAGTGGCAGATACGGGGATTATGGAGGTATCAAATATCAGACAAGCCCTATAAACACCATAAAAACCAAAAGCGTAATCCTGCCCTACAATGAAGGTGCCGGATGATGGGCTGATTGAGGTAGCATCGTGGGCGGTTGAGTATGACGCACTAGGCGAATAAAAGTTAGCCACGGAACTGGCATTAATATTATTGGCGTTGCCCTTCAATCCGTCAATGTAATCATCCAAATAGGAGGGTAGAATATACCCTGTGCTGTCAGTCATCCACGCATAGCCAAAACCAAAGGCCCACGCCGCTTTAGTGTAGGTTATGGCTTCGCCGGAGGTCATGCAGACATCGGAGGCCACGATTACTTTAGAGAGTCCGTAGCCGGTATCGGAGGCCGTGGGTGCGCCGGTGGGATGTTGCGTGCTTCCCGATGTTCCTGCGTAACCCTCATCTGTCAGAATGTAGTCACTATTTGCGGCAAAGAAGGCGTAGTCAAACGCGCTTACACCTGGATTCACAATCAGTTTCATTCCTAATCCGTGGACTTGAGTGTAGACATTTGAAAGGTATGTTTTCTGCGTTGAGTTCGGATAGGCGGTAATCTCGTCTAAGAAAACACCGGCTGCGCCGTCCGTTGCGATCGCCGTGATACTTGCCGCTAACGTGGTGGCGTTGTACGTCTCGTAACTGGACGTTAAATAACCATAGACAGCAGAGTGGGGATAATCAGCAGGAACGCAGCGGTTAGAACCGCCCGGAGTACCGGCTTGACCCCAATAACTATGATACGTATTATCCACTAAAATGGCGGGTAGTGAGTCTTGAATCGCTACCATAATCAAATTGGGATTATTTACGACATCATCGTGGGTGCCGTATTGAAACATGCAAAGATTACCCATTATTTTATCCCGCTGTTAGGATTTCGCTGCTGGACTTTCACTATGTCCGCGCGTACCGCGTCTGAAATCGGCTTAGAGTTAAGATATATCGGAGGCGAAGTCACGGCAATAGTTGTCTTAGCTTCGTTCTTTTGTAATGCTGACAGTCCGGCAATGGCACCGCCCGCCACCGCGATGCCCAGAAGAGGGAGAAGCGGATTTGTCAAAGCCTGAACAATGATTTCGGATTCGGCTAACTTGTGCAGGCCGTCAATAATCTTGTCAATCTCTGAAATAAAACGGATAGCCGAGCCAATCGCGGTCATAACTGAGCCAACCATCATTAAGGTCTGGCCTACGGATTGGCCCAATGCGCTATTCGTGCCTTTCAAAGCCACGCCCATAGCGAGTAGTGACCCGCCTAACATCATCGTTCCCATTGAAAGCTCGCGGATTGCCGCTTTGTTATCAGTCAAGGTGTTTGTAAATGATTTCACGGCGGGTGATGCGGTGTCGGAAGTAAGTTGAATCGCCACACCTAAAGTTGCATCTTGCATGAGGTTCTCCTTAAAAATCTAAAGTGCCATCATTCTGGATTGCGTCTTTTACCGCGCGGAAGATTATCAGATTATTCAGTAAGGCTTCCGGCGCGTTCTGGATTTCGTCTAATGTAGGACTCCACCCGATACGGTCTAATAATATGGCCTCATCCATACCGGGTGGGAGTTGGTGACGCTTCGGCATGTGCAAGGCCAGTGTCGTTTGTTCTGCTACGGCTTGGGTGGTAAAGGGCTAGGGCGGTATAGCGTGTTTACCTCGCTTAACAGTTTTTCATAGTCAATTTCCGAAAGTTCCCCGAATGATTGCGGACTGATTAACTGCTCTTTCCCATCATAGAAAAGACTTGCTACCTGATTGACTAGTGTGACGGTATCTTCACCCTCAATATTTAAGGGCTTGAGCAAAGCCGTCCGCTTCTCCACGTCCGGTTCTGCCTGTAATTTAGCAAGCAGTTCCGGTGAAATGGCTGCACGTAATAACTTTTGAACAGCCTCGCTTGTTTTGTGTTTGTACGCCTTGAAAACAGTGGCGTATCCATTACTTAAATCAATTCTAACAGTCTCCATTTTCTCTCCTTTTTGGCTATTATAATGTGCTGACTACGAGTTGAGGCATTAGGCCAGCCCCCGCATTCCTCGTATAGACACTGATCATCTCAAGTCCAGTAGGTGTTGTTACAGCCACATCGCGGTCAGATACAACAAATAATTTCGTTGTACCAGTAAGATTAATCCAACTTATACCCGTGGAGTTTAACGGGATAGTAAAATAATAACCGGGTGAGACGCCGACAGCACTAAAAGAACCGCCGTTGCCACTATAATTTGAAATTGCGTAATCACCTACCACTCCGGGATTATGAGGATAAGTTGACCCACCGGATGTTACAACAATATTAAAATTAGTTGCTGCCCAAGTTCCGTTGCAATTTAATTTCAATGATGCGCTAGTAATTGTTTTACCCGAAAGACCGGCAGTATTAAACATAAAAAACGATCTATTTATTTGAAATCCTGTAGCTTGTCCTATGTAGTAATCATTCCAACTATCATATACGGCATCTGCGCTCGCTGCGCCTTGCGCTGTAGCATAGACAGCATTGGTTTTTATTAAATACCCATCATAAGACGGCGTAAACACGTAATCAGTTGTTGCAGTATTCCCTGTCAATCCATTATCAACCCAGCATTCGGCGGTAACTTTGACAATATTGCCAACCTGAGAGGTGATTTCATACTTCGGGATTGAGCAATTACCGGAGATTTTAGTATTCCCCACGACACTCGTTGCAGGATAAAAAGCAAATGGTACTGTTGATTGCGCGTAATGTACCGCGCCAACCACAGCATGAGTACCGGAAACCGCCACCTGGTTGAACATCATTTCAACGGTGAATTTAGTCTCATCAATACCCGGACTGTACCGGCGGCCAACAGAGCCAAAAGCAGTCACGTCACTATTTACCCAGCTTGAGGGGAATGTGACCTTAACCACGTTAGCCGATATGTCAATGCCGTTAATTGAAAGGTTACAGTTTTTTACGTCTATGGATTGGGTTAAAATTGCTGTCATTAAAATCTCCTAAATCATTACTTGAACGTGCCACTTAGCACCTAAATATTCAACACCCGAATAGGTGTAACCGCCGTAATCAAAAGACTCAACACGTAACCAATCGGCATGACCTGTTAAATCAGCCAGTTCTAAGGCCGCTTTCATTGAGTTAGTGCCGGTGGGTAAAAGATACGTGTCCAGAACATCCTGTACGTTTTCAATCAGATCGCCTTTAGCCAGTAATAATGTCACGTCAAATGCTATCTGGACTTTGCCTTGAGGCCAGTTAATCAGATAGTTACCAGTTCGGGGAGTGATAAAAGCGCAGGGGATTTCAGGACTTCCCGGTACACTGGTATAACAGGGGATTCCGGTCAGATTGGCTTCTATTGCCGTCTTGATTGCCGTCTTGACTCCGTTTATACTCATTTAGCACCCCACCTTTCCTCTATTGCTTCGGCTAAGTCCTTGACAGACGCCTCGAGATAACCTGTGGCGTTTTCTACCGCTGTCTGGAACATGAAACGCCCTCTTGTGCCGTATAGTCCAATTTTGCGTTGTAGTGCGCGTGGTGACATTCCGTGGCGTCTTGCCCATACTGCTAAAGCGGCAAGCGGTGGATAATGTGGAACTGTGCCGTATTCTACATAAGGCCCATAAACCACATTAGTGCCAACCTCGCCAAACATCGGCATGGGAGACGGGTCAACAGTTGAAATCACGCTTGCTCTCAGCCGTCCGGTATCAACAGGCGTCAACACTCTCACGTCATTTTGTATTGATGTGGTGACTTGTCCAAAGAAATCACGCAAAGGCTCACCGAACAGCGCGGGGTCGTTGCACTTTGCCGCTAATTCGTCTCCACCTGTTACTTGAATTGTAATATCCATTAAGCAATCTTCAATTTGATATAGCGTTTTAGTTTACTGGTTACATCCGGGTCAACGCCCTTACTGACCGGAACTATGCCCATTTCAGCGCTGCCAACAGTGGCCTGTACAGGTGATTCGCGCCTTTTGAAGTCTCGTGCTGCCTGCAATAAGCAAGCCTCAACAATCGGGCCGGGATAACTGTAAATATTGATTGTGGCCCCGGCGTTATGGGTCGCCGCGGCCGTACCATTTACAGCACGGACAAATGTTAGAGTATCGGTGGCAACGCCTGTCACATACATCTGCTCATTATCTATTCTCAGCGTCATACCGGCTGAAAACAGGCTGCCTTTACCAGAAGCTAACGAATGAGTAGTGATAGAGCTTGTCATGCCGCCTGTGTTGACTACAGCGCCGCTATCATTGTAAGGCGTGGCGTTTAGTCCGGTGCCATAACCAAAAACACCGCTAATCTTTACACCTGCAAGAATACCCGAAGCAAAAGAACCAACAGAGGCGTTGATTGCCAGTTTAATCAGGTACTTAGGGAATAACTGCTGTCCGTTGATTGGATAGAGGATAAAATCAGAAGTCGCTAAAGTGGTTGAATACGTCTGTGAGCCGTCCTGGTCGAGTAGGATGGAATTAACAGACAGAATATCAATGTCCATATTCAGGACGCGGGCGGTGCCGTCAAGATACTGCGTCCCCTCAAAGGTGTTGAAGTAGCGGTGGCAGGTATCGTCTATTTGTAATGAGGCGTCTTCAACATAGCGTAACAAATCCGCATCATTTGTTGTGACAGTATTAGACAGAAAGCTCTTTAATTGAGCGAGCGTGGCGTATGACTTTAACATAATCTCTCCTAAGAACTAACATTGTCTGGATTCCGCGGGATAAATTGGGGCGCAATACCAGGTGTCCACCCATCGAAGGGGCAGAAAAGCCCGCGTTCCGTCTCCACCAGAAAGAAGCCGTCATTCGGGCAACAAGTCCTTTGGACGGGTGACTGATACTTTGAATCAAGGTACATGGAGAGCAGTTCATCAAAAGAATCATGCCCGCCGGTGGTCTGTCCGTTCGTTCCGATATTAAAACCTGTGCTAAAAGCGTTCGGATTAAAGGTCATTTAAGTACTCCAATACCACGCTTGAGAACTAGCAGCGGTCACATAGATATTAGTGGCGTCCGGCGGGGCTGAGTGGTAAGGGTTAGCGGTTGCGCTTCCTGCTGAAAGTTTGATTTGCTGTCTGGTGGGAGTGAATGACAGACCGTGTGCTACTGTTTGCTGTGAACCTGTGCCGGATGACGCGCCGGAGTTTTCTGTTATAAAGCCGCTGTTATTTGATATTTTTCTGTTTGAACCTATGATTGTTGAGGCTACGGAGTTGCCAGTTAAGGTATTGCCAATAATAGTATTGTTGTCAGTCGTGCCATCTTCATAAATTGCGTAGTAATTTCCTATGATAGTGTTACCGATTAGTTTAACATTTGTACTGGAACTAAAATATACTCCAGCACCAGTATTAGTTAGAATGTCCGAATTATTTATCATTACATCTGTGCATCCGGTTGCCATTACACCATGACAGTTAGCTTGTATTACACCGCCCACTGTTAGATTTGTACCTTTGAAATTCTGTACAATATTCAATTCTAAACAGGCATGTCCGGTAACGCCTGCGAGCGTACAGCCTACGGCAATACGAGTATTAACCATAGCTACATAATTGACGGTATCAATTCTGATATTCGCTTGTTCAGCATGGTCAAAGTCGCAATCACTGAAATGGATATTATTACCGTTATAGAATATTGCACCATCTTGTGCGTTATTCACCCAGCCGCATTTAGTGAAACAGATACCGGCGAAGCCGTCAAAGCGCACGTTAGAAGTAAAGCAGGCGGCTTTCTGCGGTGCTGTTAAAGTTGACTGATCAAAAACACATTTGTCAAAATACCAGTATCCGGTATTGACAGCGGACATTTTAATAGCGGCGTGCTTGAATGCCCAGAAGTTGCATTCAATGAAATAGTTATCACTGGAATAATCAGCACCGTTGTACAAATCACCGAGTCCAATGTAACCAGATAGCCACAAGTTCCTGAAAATATTGTGGGTGTTAGCCGTAGTTTGCCCAAAAGCTATTAATTTGCCGGATGTCGCGTTGGCTAATCCGTTGAGGTACATATCAGAGAGAACGAAATTCGAGACACCGTTGAGTGTGATACCATCTTGAGTGTCCGTGGTGACAATCGAAGTAGCACCAATTCCGGCACCCTGTAACCAAACATTACTTTTGGCAATTAAACCACCAGGGAGAGCACCCGCCGGGACTGTGATTTTACCACCGCCCGCTACAGACGCTGCAAGAATGGCAGAGTTTATTGAGAGCGTGTCAGCTACAGCGTTACCGGATAGTGCTAAATCAGTCTGACTTCTTTCTAAAACAGAGGCATTCCCAGCGGCAATATTACTTCTACCCGTCCCGCCCACATGTTCAGCATTCCAGTTCGAGGGCTGGACTAAAGAGGTGTCGTTACTGTCTGGTTTTGCGCTCACGTATTTATGTATAATTCCGTTTCCGGCCATATTTTTACTCCTTAAATCCAGTAGTTAAGTGCTTTCATTGCACGTAATAGATTTTTGATTGTCTTGATAATTGTCCAGTTGGTATTGTATCCGCTATCTTTAGAGACTGATGCAGACCATGTGCTGACTGGATTCCCTGTTGAGTAGGAAACATCAACGTATTTTAAAGCGATAGTTCCCCCGCCCGCTTTGGTGATTGTCCACCCACCTGTACTTGTGCCTGTTAAAGTATGAATATGACCTAGTGTTCCTGACAAATTGGCGGTGGTTACGGTCTGATTTGACCCGTCCGTGAACTTGAACGTCTGTGTTACAGCAGGTGTTAGATTGAGTTGAGCGAAAGTATTTGAATCACTGATGGTAGAAGTTGCACCTGTGAGATTGACGATGTTGTAGGTTGTAATTCCACCACCTGAGAAGTTGCCGGAACAGTTGATAGTGGAAGTGTTGGCTGTAATAGTATTACCAGCAGTCCATCTAAAATAGCCACTACAGTTTATTGTTGAACTTCCTAATGTTAGAGTTCTCCCTGATGCATATCCACCATCATTAAAGTTTAGGCAATTAACCGTAAACCCATTTGTGTTGAATGTCCCTGACAAATCAGGAGTTATACTTCCCGTTGTTGAGAAGTTATCTGCAAGACTATTAAAATGCGGTTCAAAACCGCATGATAGTACCATCCCGTTGGTAGTGACCACGCAATTGCTCGCAGATTGTGGTGATATAATTGCGCTGCCTACCATTGACATAGCGTTATAGAATTTTATTACCGTCCCGTAAACGTTAACTCCGTTGCTAACATTAAATATTGGACTGCTTATCACTCCACTCCAGTCCATATTAAGACAATTGGCAGTAGAATCAATGGTTAGAGTCGCACCGGTCGCAATCGAACTTGACGGGTAAACATTATCGGCTGAAGTCGGTACAGACGCGCCGGTGGGTGTGCCGTTGCTATTAGCTGACCACGTGCCAGTACTTGACCAGTTATTATTGCCTGTAGCTAAAACGAAATACTTATTTGCCATCGGTCACCTCTAGCCTAAAGTCAGAAATAAAACCCAGTTTGTACCATCGTAGGTCATGTATAAGAGGTTGGTATCATACACCCAGCACCTGTCACCAGCAGACGGCACAGGAACACCAGTATGAGAGGCCACAGTTGGCTTTGTATCGCCGGAAGCACAGATAAATAATTTTTGTCCATTGGAATAAGAAACTGCCATATATTCACCTCAAACGAGTATTTAATTTCTAAGTAAAGCGAGTGGGGCCGGAAAGGAGTAACCGGCCCCACTCTAAAGAAAGGAGGGCTAATTAAGCGGCGGTTACGGTTGCGTTCTGGTCGAACGGCACATAGCAAAGAGTCCATTTGATTGAACCAGTGCTGGAAGCGGAGGTTGAAAGGTCAATAGTTCCGGCGGGGCAGGTAACACCACATATTGTCATGGCTTGTACGGCACTCAGGCCGATAATCATGGCATCACCGGGAACACCGTCAATAGAGAGTTGGGCATAGGCGGCGGTTGTACCAGCAGCCACTACAGCGCACAGATCGCTGGAAACTGAACCGGCGGTATTATAGGAAGTCAACTTGACGTTTCCTACAGCACCCAGAGTGGTTGTCACTTGACCGATAATGGCGGTCACTACAACGCGTCCACCAGTGATATTAAAGATCGGGGCATGTGTGCTTTGTGGCAGGGTAGCGGTTGCACGTTCAACCTTGACACCCTGCCATGTATCGCTTAATGCGTTAAGACTTTGGGGCGGATAAGTCTGTCTGGTCATATTGTTTACCTCGTTTTATTTCGATTGGCTCTAAGATAGCGGTGTGAACAGGAGGCCCACGGAGAGCCTTAGAACGTGGGCCTTTTCTTTTATTGTTCATTACTGGACGGAAGGCGGGATAGCCTGACCGAAGCGGGCATCGGTAACAGTGGCGACAATATCACCCACTAAGTTGCCAGTGCTGGAGGAAGTGGTGACAATACCAACCCACTTATAACCGGCGGTCAAATCCGAAGCGCGGACGGTGACGGCTAACAGTTTATAGTTGTCGGTACTGGTGGTCATGGTCACGCCGGAGGTTGTCAACACGGTGTAAGCGCCGTCAAGTTCTGACAGATTCTGCGTTCCGGTGGAGGCTTTCTGGTAATGCGCGGCAACGGCTGAACCGCCACTGGATGTGGTGGACTGATAAACAAACACCACAACGGATTGGGCCAATGTCAGCGCGGGAATGGTGAACGTAACCTGTCCGTCATTTGCCAGATTAACCATAGTTGAGGATTTGCCGGTGCCGTGGTCTTGATAGGAAAGAACTTTAATAAGTTTGGATTTTTCGGTCTGTAAAACGGTCATTGTTTAAACCTCGATTTATTTTATTTGTTTAGCACCCGTTCCTTAGTTAGGAGTCACAGTGTACGAGCCGAACTCTGACTATTGTTTTATTTAATTAGGTAGCGGTTTGGCAAAAAGCAGAGAGCGTGTCACTGTTATTTGCAGCGGTGAGGGTGGTGGACAACCAAGGCTGTCCGTCAATTCTCTCACTGAGTAAGAAGGCGGTCTGGTAGGTTTCGAAGTATCTCTGATCGGAAGTGGTCAGGGTGGGTTCCATTCTGTCGCCTAACAGGTAGTATGACCAGTCGCAGAAGGACAAGTCGCCAGCAGTACCTAACGCCGGGACTTTCTCAGAGACATAAATTGGGCGGCCTAACAGGTATGCCGGAGGAGTCTGTACGCCGGACTGACCGGGGAAGTTGCCAACCATTACGGAGCTACCGGCAACACCCACAACTACCGCGAATTGCATAATATCCGCGAAAGCAGAAGGTGAGCAAATCCAGACGGCATTGTTGACGCTGGACGGTAACATTGAGATATATTGGTTCAGCGCATCTTTGAAGGTCAGGTGCCCGGTTATATCGCGGGTGGTGCTGATTAAGGACTTGTTAGCGGAGTTAAGGCCGCCTAAGCACTTGTTGACGCCATTGCCCAGCAACAGGTCATAATCTTCGCGGAAGCCCAGAGATTCAAACAGTAAAGTCTGAAGCAGGGGCGCCAAGGACATCGGAGAGTCCATTAACAGTTCGTTGCTGACTTTGTGCATTTCGGCGTA